TCTTCCGCAGAACGGTATTCCGGAATATCCGGATTGTCAAGCGGTTCCTGCTGCATATCGTGTTCAGCTTGCATTTTCTTCCTCCAGTCGGCCTACGACGTCCAGGTCGTTCAGGATGCGGTACTTCGAACCGTCGGCGCCATCCCACATGAGGCCGGAGTATTTGCCGAAGACAACCCGGTCGCCCGGAGCCGCCCAGTTGGGGGTGGGGGTGTCCTTCCAGCAGCCGTCACCGACGGCGACAACCGTTCCTCGAATCTGCGCCATCTCATCGCGGCCTGTCGTTTCCTGCGCGAGAATGATCCCGCTTTGCGTTTTCTTCTCTACCTCATCCGGCTTCACCAGCAAACGATGGCCGAGAGGCAGAAATCCTGACTTGTTCATTCTTTCTCCATTGCGGTTAAGTAATCCTCATACTCCATCGCCATGATGCGTTCGCAGAACTGGACGTTCTCGACGGCGGCGATGTTAGCTATTGCGATTTCGTTTGAACTCAGACTGGCCGAAGTGAACTGCCCTTTAGCCCATGCCTGCTTGGCTTCCGCCACCTGTGCCGCCAGGAACCTGAGAAAGTGCTGCGTCTCCTCCTGGTTGCGCCATGCCGCCCATTGCTCCCTGCTGAGAAGCTCCCTGTCCACCTTCGCCCCCTTGCGCTTGAGACATCTGGTCAAAAATCTTGCTGTACCCTTCGATTGCACCGCTCAACTGCCCCTGAAAGACCTGTGCGGCTTTCAACTCCTGGTCCATCAGGTCGATCAACTGCTGGTTCTGCGCGACGCCGGCATCCGCGCGAAGTTTTAACGCCTGCGCTTCCAGTTGCTGGATCTTCGCCATGTTCAGGCGTGCGTCCTGCATCAGTTCAAGCTGGTGGCGACGGTCGTTCGCCTGCAACTTCGCCTGTTCCGTCTGCGCCTTGATCTGCGCGACCATGACGGCGGGCGGCGGCGAAGGCTGCTGCGCGCCCGGCGTGCCGGGTTTCGGGAAAATCTCGTCGATGTTCGGCACTTCCAGTCCATCGAGCACGCGGCGCGTGACGGCGTACCGGTTAAAGCCGGGAACGGAAGCTGCCATCTGCGCAACGGTCATGTCGCGCTGCATGATCTTCTCGCGCGAGGCGATGGAGGGGTCTGCGGCGGGGACAATCGACTTGTTTGACTCGAAATAGTCAGTCCAGAGAGCAAAACCGCCCTGTCCAGACTCGTCCGAGTAGTCGAATTTACCCGTGGGAGGGTTCGCGAGGTAGTTCAGGCGGTACACCAGCCTGAATTCCTTCTTCATCGCGCGGTACGTGCGCTTATAGATGCCGTTGAAGACCTTTTCACCCTGGTCGATCACGGCCTGAGTCGTTCCTACCTTCTGGTTCTGTCCGGGGTTCTGGCCTGTAGCAGCATCGGTTGCCATGCCAATGCGGCTACCCCAGTCAATAAGCAGATTAAGCAGCGAAAACAGGACATTCGACGGATCACGGATCGGGAGAGGGAAAATACCGTTCTTCAGGTCCGCCGCCGTCGAGTCGGTGCGCTTCCACTCCTGCGGGCGGAAGGCATATTCGCCACCCCGGACGCGTACGCCCCGCGCAAGAAAGCCGCCCCCAAGGTTTGACATCGTGCCAGCGTCGATCAGTTGATTAATCAACGTGTTGATCGACTCATTGGTTGCGCCCAGTAGCATCCCGAAACCCATGCCGTAAATGCTACCGTCCGGCGCCGGGATGAATTCGTATTTCGTGAAGTAGTGTTCAGGCTCGATGCGGACGATTTCGTTGTCATCATTGCGTTCCACCTTGTCTTTTTCGAAGCGCGCCACGAGACGGTACAGAACCGCGTCATCGTGGCGCACGAAACCGATGTACGGCTCGCGCAGTCCGTCGCCGTCGAGATCCAGCCACAGGTGCTGTTCCAGAAACATCATCGGCGTGTCGTCATCGACTGCCGCCGGCTGGATGCCGTTGATTTCGTTCTCGGCTTCCTGGATCACGCCAACGCGCGGCGCGCTTCGCGGCATCGAAACGCCGTCTTCCCCGTCAACGAGGCCGTCCATCGGGTTTTCTGGCCGGGTGAACAGACCGCGCCGGATGCGCTCTTCTACCTCGTCGTTGCTCAGGCCGATGGTGTGCGTCAGGCGAGGCGCCAGTTCCAGCGACTTCGCGTGATACGGAATCACCAGATCCTTCGGCATCACCAGTTCGCTTCGCACGTGGTGCAGCGACGAACTGTGAAACGTCTTCTTGAATGAACAGCCCATGATCGCCTGCACGATCAGGGCCTTGTCCGTGCTGTCTTCCCACTGCGTGTCTTCTTCCATCAGCTGGAAGGACATGTGGCTGGACACCCGCTTGGCGCGCGCGTTCTTTTCACCGGTCGGGTCTTCGCCGATTACACGACAACTGACAGGGTAAGACCCACGTACCAAAGCAGGATAAGCTCGGGCGTGATACTGCAACGCGGCGATAGTAAGCAGAGGGAAGCGGACGTTAGCAGCACCAGGCCAAGGAAAACTCTTTTCCTCCGCCAGCTGCATAACCAGTTTTTCAGACTCCGCATAGCGGTCCTCCCACTCGGCGCGCGACTGCTTGTCGTTCTCGTAATTCTGACGGATCGTGTCGCCGATCAGCTTCACGTCTTCCGGATCGAGATGTTCGACCAGGTTGTTCGATTCGACAATCGTGTCGAATGAGATGTGTTTCTGGAAGTGCATATCAGTATCCCGTTACCCGACTTCGCCCTTGCTGGTTGCCCATAGCGACTTCCGTTGCGTATTCTTCTTCCTCGACTTCGTCTTCAGTCGGGGGTGTAATAATCTCGTCCAGTGCGAGGCCGTACTGGCTCATGGTGTCCACGAAGTCATCGTGCGCGCCGCGCGGGAATTGTAACAATTCCTGCTCCACGCCGGGGTACCAGTCTGCGGACTTGTCGTATCTTACACGACCGGCCTTATGCCGGGCCTGAATCGACTTCGCGCGCGTTACCTTGTCTTTGGAAGGGATCATCAGGTGCAGGTTCAGAAACCTGTTCCGTCGCGCCATTTCTTCTTCGAGATAGGGCCCGATGGCTTTCAGAATCGTCCCGGACTCTATGAACCACGTCTCAATCTCGTATTCCTCATCCACTTCAAACATCTGGTCAACGAGGTCTTTCGGCCCCCAGCGGTCCATCCGCACGTCGATGATGTCGAGATACCGGTCCGCATCTACTGTTGCAATGTTGATAACCGACCGGTCAGCGGACTGCCGCGTCGAGACGGCCAGGTCCATTGACGCGTAGAACACCAGTGGACGCTTGCCGGGATTCGTTTCCCAGTCCCGATAGAACTGGAAAGGAATGTCCTGCAAGTCTTCCTTCTCGAAGAAGTTGTTTCCTTCCGCGATTGGCTGATTCAGATACTCCTGCGAATAGCCGTCCGCCTTCCCCTGGTTGATGAACGTCTGCCGCTCTTCGCGCAGATCCTTTTCCGGCCAGCGTTCAGGCCACAGGATGTTCGTGAAATCGTCGAACGCTTCGTGCGCGCGCCACAGGTGCGTCGTCCACATGCCGTCCGTCATCAGGTCCATCAGCAGCGAGTTAAACGCCAGAATGGTACCCACGATCCGGAACAGGCAGTCTTTACTCCCCGCCGGCAACAGCTGTTTGAAGAACCAGTCCTTGAATTTCTTCAGGCGCTCCGGGTTCGTAACGATCTCATCGAACTCCAGATCGTCGCCCAGTACGAGATTAGGTCGCTTGCCGCGCCACTTCAGGCCGCGCAGGCGCTGTTCCGAGCCGCGCGCGATGACGCGTACCTGATATCCGTCCGTGAACTCAAGGATGATTTCCGCTTCCGTGTCCTTCAGAAACCCCCGGACACCGAAATCATTCTTCAGTTCCTCGTTCTCGTAGAACTCGTTCTTTATCTCCTTCAGCTGGTGTACGGCCTGATCGTACGAGTCCGACACGATCATCACGTGATCGCGAATCCGGAAGCAGATCGCCGCCATACCGAAGGTGAACGTGATCGCGGTTGACTTGGCGTGGTTCCGTGGCGCCGCCCACGCGCACCGACGCAGATCCTCGTTGCACGCCTCTTCCCACATCGTGCGATGGAAGCCAGCGGTCGGCACGGAGCCGTCGAACTTCTCCCAGAGGTAGTGCCGCTGGAAGCCTTCTATCAGCGCTACGTCAAGTTTGCGTTTTTTGGGGGCGTTCAAAAAATAGAGCCCTCACCTTCAGGATGGTTGACGGGTTTGGGGGTCAGGTTGCCCCCGCTTCCCGCCTTTTCTACCGCCCTCTGGAGATCGTAGTCCTTCACCGAAGGAACCAACTGGCCGTCTACTTCTTCGTACCACTGAAAATGCTCGGACGCAGGGCGTCTGCTCCAGTTCAGAAATAGCCGGGGCGCGAAACGCGATTCGTGCTTCAGGACGCCCAACTCCCTGTACGTGTGATGCATCGCCCAGCGGGTCCGAAAATAAAGCTTGCAGTCGCCGCAGAAGAAAATCAACTTGAACCAGCCGCGCGCCTTGCAGAAGTTCACGCCTTTAAGGGCCGCATCGCCCTCTTTTATCCGATGGAAAATTTTCATTGCACTGTACCCCAAACCTCAAACTGGAGGCAGAAATACTCTGCACGCGGGCGCAGGTGGCACGTCAGACGGAACACAGGGGTGTAGGTCATTTGCGTTTCTTCTTTTTCGCGTCGCGCTGAACGTTCAGCGCAATGGCAACCGCCTGCTTCTGCGATTTTCCGGCGGCTTTTTCCGTCTTTATGTTCTCGCCGACCGCCTTCTTCGACTTACTCTTTTTCAACGGCATGTTCAGGCTCCCGCCATACGTGATTACGGATCGTGTACCAGATCGCCCACGCCTTGTGGATGTCCGGCTCGAAAGTCGCGCCTACTGTGTTGAACCAGATGATGAAGTTGTCGCGCTCGGCGTCCATCACTTGCCTCCTGAACCCTTACCGCCTTTACCCGACGTGCCACCCACAAACTTCCCGCCGCCCGACTTCGTGTGAACGCACTTCTTCGCGCCGCGCGTCGGCTTGCACTTGCCGCCGGACATCAGGGCCTTCGGCGTCTTGCCGGTGTTGGTCGGCATCAACGCCCCCTGCCCGACACTTTCTTCTTCATGTGCGTGGCCGTACGCTCACCGCGCATCGGCTTGCACTTCGGCACGGGGAAGCCCTTGCCGCCTTTCTTCGGCTGCGCTTCGCGGTCCGGCTTGATCGATTTGCCTTTCGTCGCCATGTCACTTCTCCTAAACGAGATCCGACCCGTCTTCAGGTTCCGTCACTTCCACGTCCACTACTTCAGAATTACCTTGCAACTTCTCCGTCACCGCGTACTGCCGCAGGCGGTCCGCGATCCGGTCCAGCGCGCTTTCCGCCTTGTCGTCCTGTTCCGGCTCCTTGCGTATCTGGGTTCGCTTGTCGAACAGCACGCCCGCGATCACGGCCAGGTCCTTTCCGCCAATCGGTACGCGTTCCGTAATCACCTCACCCTGGTGGTGAAACGCCTTCACGTCCCCCTTCTCCAGCCTGTCCTCGATCTCCGACATGACCTTCTCCAGGTTCTTCGTGATCCGCCCGTCGAACTGCCGGTCCAGCGCCTTCTTCAGTTCACGCGTCGCCTCTTCGAACCACTTTGCCTTCCTCCACTGCTGCGCCGTGTTCATATGAATATCGGCGGCGCGCGCACCTTTGGTCAGACTCCCCGTCTCAAAGTACGCCTCGACAAACTTCCTTCGCCCCTCGTAATCAGGCGTGGTGTTGACAGGCTGTCCGGGTTTTACGTTTCTTGGCAGGTTCATAGGCTTGCGTTGTTGACACGCGCAACGTACCCTTGCGCCATGCGGATCTTACCGCGTGTGTACCACTTTTTCCAAGGAGTCGTCAATGTCTGATGTGAACGCAACGCCCGAATCCGAAACCCTGGCCACTGCTGTCGATACGCCGGAGGTTGCCGCCGTGCCGGTGGAAAAGCCCGAAGCTGCCCCTGCACCTGTGACCGGAACTGCGCCGGAACCTGCGGTATCGACGAGTGCGGTTTCCCTCTCCTCGCCGCCGGAGCCTGTTGCCGCCCCGGCCAGCAGTGAACACGAATCCCTGCTCACGCGCATCGAGGCGCTGCCGGCGGATGGCGTTGCGCTCCTGCACGACGTCCTCGACCACGTGCGTGAAGGCGTTGACGAGTTCGCGCTGACCGTTGGTCTGGGGCGTCTAAAGTCGCTTTTCGAGAAAGTGAAATCGCGGCTCTGATTCGTGCGACAACATTTGTTGCGAAGGCTCCTTCGGGGGCCTTTTTTGTTGCGGACGACAAGCAGGCTTTAATTTGCGAATAGCGAATTGCTTCGTTCCATGTTAACTGGCGAAATTTTCCAAGTCCTTAATAACTGGAGAAAAATTCCAGTTCGCGATTTGGCCTTTGAAATTGGCGCGCCGTCAGAGACGGGGTAGTAACCATCACGGTCACGGAGAATTTGCCCCTCCCCGCCCGGCCAAATTCCGCATCGTGAAAAATGAGCCTCTGCCCTAGGGTAAACCCCTAAGGGTAAACCCTAGTTTCGAGAACGCTTCTCATTAGCAACATCGCTTTTTGTTATTATGTAAACCTACTCTTACAGCTACGCCGATGCTAAGTCGTTGATCGCAAACAGCTATTCGGAATCGGCTGTAAGAAAAGGAGGGGGATTGGTTGTCTGGGCAAGCTGTTTGCGCTTCGCGGCTCGCGCCCTGGCAGCTCGCGCGGACTGCTTCGGCGAGGCCGCTGCACGCTTTCGGGCGGTGGCTTCTGAACAGCCCATTAAAAGAAGGGAAGACTCTGTGCGCGTGCGCGGAGGGTTGATATCTTTCATGCAGTGGGGACACTGGAATCGCAAACGGCGTTTCAGTGTCCGCATATCGTCAGCCGGGCACATCTCCCCAAACCCAAGCGGGAAGCCCCTGATGCGGCTCAGCGCCAAAGCGCAAAGCGGGGGTATCTGTCCGCACTTCACCCACTTGCGTGACGCGCTGCGCTCCAGTCCGATCATCTTGCCGAGCGCTTCCGCGCTGCCCGCCCACTCAATCGCGATCAGCAAGGCGCGGGCTTTGATCTTTTTGTGGAATTCGTCGATTTCCTCTTGAATTCTCATTTCGCAATTGCTATAGTGAAGTCACACAAACGCAAGGAGCAAATCATGATCCGCAAACTTCTGAACCGCTTCGCCCCGATCACCGTCATCGTTGACTGGGAAGACATCATCGTGAAGCACAAGACACGGAGCCGTGCTGAAGCGCTGGAATGGTGTGCCTGCTACGACGTATCCGCCATCGCCCGGTTCGAAGGCCGCTTTGGCAGGATTCAGGGCTACCGGTTCTGAGACCATGAGAAAACCCGATCCGCAATCCGCAAAACGCATCTGGGAGGACGCGTTCCTGCGTATTCTACTCACAAAACGTCCTGATCTGCGTTGGCGCGTCAATACCGCTTTCACCGACGCGCTGTACGAAACCGGCTTCGATCCCGTCCGTGCGGTAACCCGTTACCTGGAAGAGGTTTGACATGAAACTCAGCTCTTTGCACACCGTCCTGATCCTGCTCGCCAACGCGTACATGGAAGTCGCCTGTCCGGACATGGAAGCGCCTGAAATGCGCCGGCACTGGCTGATACGTCGGACCGTGGACTTCCGTCACGTGGTGTGGTGCTAGGGCAAACCCTCAAACTGGAGAAATTTTCCAGTTCGGGCTTGTCTTTCCGTTTTGCAATTGCTATAGTGGAGTCACTGGATAACACAACACGAAGGAGAAACACCATGTACTCGAAATTCGCATCGCAACACGCTTACGCACGTCGCAACGGCTACAAGGGCACGTACGAAGAGTACATCGAACTTCAGTATCAAACGTACCGCACGATCTGCAAGCGCTGCGACGACAAGCCGATGAGCAAACAGGCATGGTTCGAAAACGCAGCGTAAAACCCCCTACAACGCCCCGCAAGGGGCGTTCTGCTATCTACTCTTACTCCTGCTCAACGAAAGGCGCTTGAGCGATTCTGGCGCGTCTGGCAGCCTCTGCCAGCTCGGTATCGGCATACGTGATACACGGCTGGCACCACAGCGGCCCTTCCCACCTCACCAGCTCCAGCAGGCGCACGCTGAACTCCCGGCCACAGCATACACACAGCACTGAATCGTCTCGAATCATCGGATGTCTCCCGGCATGTCATCGGAGCAACCGTCACGATATTCGTCAAGTTTGAGAAGCATCTCGTGAAGTTTCTGCGGGTCCAGCTTATCGCGAACGATGAGATGCACAGCCTCGATGAATACACGGAATTTCCGCTCATCGAATGAGCTTTTCTGCGTTTCATGAAAACATGCGCCGATCGTGCTCCACCCACGGCTACGTCCGGCTTTGTCGGGCCACTTGCACAGCATCATCTCGCCCGTATCACGTTTCCAGCAGATCATCGTGTTAGTCAGATTCATGGTTATCCTTACATTTGAAAGCTACGAGTGACGCTAGCTACGCTGTCTAAAGACAGCGCGCTAGCATCACTAGCGTCACCAAAGGGTTACTAGCTTCACTCACGTAGCGTCACTAGCCTCACTAACGTCACTCCAATCCTCCGGGAGGCTTATCCGGCCTAGAAGCATCGAAATCTTACTGACATCCGCGAGTGACGTTAGCGTTTTTTTGACGTTCGAAGGATGCGGGTAATTTTCCAGTTCGTCGGGATTGTGAGTGAGGCTACCCTGGATGAAAGTAATCGCCTCTTTGACCGAAATTTCCTTCTTTCCGGTCTTCCGAAAGACTTCTGTAAGGGTCTTCAGATAGGCTCTTCCGACCCGAAAGTTGTCACTGGTTTCGAAATCGCCAGCGCGCGGCTTCCGCTCCTTTTTCGCTTTTCGCGTGTTCGGTACTTCCTCCGCGCACGGATCGACAGCGCAACTCGTCACCGTGTCGCCGTCTTCGTCAACATACAGATCGACAACCACAAGTCGGTAGCCGAACGCCTGGCCGTCGCGACCCTCCTTCTGTTTTTCGATATGCGCCGTGCGAACGTCGTCCTTTCGCTCGATACGGATCTTGTTATCCACAGCAGCGCCAAAGCCCGACCAGCCGCGAATGTCGCCCATCTTGTTCGTGTGGTGGATGAGAATGACCGTGGCGCCCGTGCTCTCGATAATGCGTTGCGCAGCGTCGATGGCAGCGCCCATGTCTTCCGACGTGTTCTCGTTGGAACCGGGTGTGACAGCCGCCAGCGTGTCGATAACCACGATCCCTACATCACCAATCGCGTTCACCTGTTCGCTGATATCCAGAAACTCGGTTTTCAGATCCATCGCACCACCCCGGACCAGAACCGGCAGATCGTCAAGCGAGATGTCGTGATGCTTCGCGTAGGCCGCCAGCCGGTTCCCGAAGCCTGCCACGCCTTCGGCTGCGATGTAGGCTACCTTCGATTGCCGCACGCGGTGCCCGCGCCATTCAATGCCGCGCGCGACGTGCGCAACCATGTCGAGCGCGAAGAACGACTTGGACGAACCTGGATCGCCGTATATGACGACCAAGCCCTTTTCCGGGAGGATGTGCTTAATGTGCCATTCCACGCGCTGCCTGGACGCGAACTGCGCAGCAGGAACGAAAGCAGCCTTTGACGGCTCGCGCGGCGGCAGCGCGGGCTCCGGCTTCGCGCCTTTCAGCAAACTGCGAAGCGTAACCGGACGGCCCGTGTAGCGCCCAAGGCTGTTCCAGGTCAGTTCGAACTTCTCGTCGGCATGCTTCGAACTGGACGAGGACCATTCGTACGCCAGATCGCGCCCCGCGTCCGACAGTTCGTGATGCACTGCCGCGAGCACCTGGAACCAGTGTTCGTAGGACGTATCATCGTTCGTATGTGCGCGCAGCAGCCGCGCGACTTCCGGTTCGCTCTTGCCTACCGGCGGCGCATGATCGATGAAAGGATCACTGTCGGCAGGATCTTTCTCGTGTCGGTCCATATCACCCAATTGGGATTTGACGGACCATTTCCCACTTTCCACCAGTCCGGACGCAATGCGCTCGAATGCGTCAATAACCAGCTGAGCGTCAGATCGTCCGAGTAGCGGGAGTCCATCGCGCGTTTCAGAAATGATTCCAGCGTCATCGAGCCCATTCCACCACTGATAAGGCTTTCCAGTGTCAGGGTGTACGTGGTAGGCCACCCACTGCTGACCATCTCCGAGAATTTCGACTTTGTGTTCATTTTTCCCATCCGTGTAAATGGCAGACGACATCTTGCGAAACGGTGTGTCGGAACGGAACGGCACCAGAAACTTGGGCGCCATGCCCGTGCGCGTCATCAGCGACTGGCCGGCGAAGATCCGGTCAATCTCGTCTGACATGCGCTGCGCGATGTCAGGGTCCAGAATGTCTACGTCAATCGCTGGCGTGCTTGCCGCTATCACCCCTACACCGGCCTGCGCCGAACCGTTGGCGGCCATCCTGCGCACGTCTTCGACGCTCAGATTGGCCTGCGGCCATCCCTTCATGCGCGGCCCCTTGGAGCCGGGCGGCAACGGGACAATACGATACCCGTGGCGAACGAGGTCTTCGCCCAGGTCTTTGAAGTATTGGGGCATTATCAGATCTCGCAGATCATGCAGTTAGCGTTACGTTCCTTGCCGCCTTTCGAAGTCCAGATCGACTTTCCAATCTCGATAGAGATGGTCTGGATATCCGCGAACTGGCGGCGCCCGAAGTCATCAAACGCAAACGCCTTCTCCTTGAACCTGTCGCCCGAAGCGAGACAGGGAAAGCAACCTACGCGAGGGAACCCGGCACGGTACAACGGGTTTTCGCGGCCTTCTAGCATTTCGAGAACGCGCGCTTCGCTCCAGTCCAGAATCGGCAGGCGAAACCGGACACCCATCTTGCCAAGATACTTCGGATACTTGCCGGGCATGACTTCGTGTGGCTCGTACAGATCTTCCGAGATTTTGTCCGTGTATCGCTTTTTACGCTGAGCGCTCTCAGCGCTGCGCATTCCATACCACACTTCAAAGCCGCCCTGCATTTCAGCGAGCGCCTTACAATATATCCGTGTCTCTCGAATCTTAAGTTCGTCTGTACAATGGCGAGCACCGCCGCCGGGAAAACGTCCGTACTTGACAGACTTTTCGAGCACGCTTCCGCCTGACACCCGGTCTATCTGGATTCCATAGTGCTGCCGCATCCACTCAATGTGCTGGTAGGTGATCGGGTGTTCGAACTGCGTATCGCAGAACAGGCCCCGGATATCGTCAACGCCAAATAGCTTGACGGCCAGTTCCAGGCAGGCTTGGGAGTCCTTTCCGCCGCTGATCGGCACGAGAACTTTAACCATCACGCCTCCCGGATCTTGTCTTGCTTCGAGTCCACATAGGCGGCAATCTCGTCAGCCTTCCAGAACACGCGCCCGCCAATGCGAACCGCGCGCGGGAAGTCTTCTTTCTCCATCCACAGATAGAGAGTCGAACGGGAAACCGGGATCAACGCCAGAACATCGGCGATAGGGATAAGCACGGGTGAGTCTCCTTGTTGGACATCATCGGACGTTCATCCTACACCCGACCCGCGAACCCCGCAATAGAAAAAGCCCGCATTGCGCGGGCTGAAAACAACAAAGGAGACGGGGCTAGTGTATCAGGTTTCAGGATTGGCGAGAAGGGCTTCCGCCTGTTCAATCGCCATCTCTGCTGCGTTGTAAAACGTCGCGCCCGGGATGCGTGCGCAGTCAACTTGCACATGGCGGGCAATTCGCGTGCGCTGTTCATCCGTCAGAGTCAGCGCTTTCGGCTCACTGGCGGGGTGGGTGTAGACATCTATCGGTGACATTTCCGGCTGGAGATCAGCCCCGTTTAGGACTTGCACGCGAATGTCAGGCCATTCGTCGGTGGCGGTGATATGAAGTCTAGCCACTGGCTCCACTGCTCCGGTAGTCAGCGCATCCGATTGAGGCTCGCTGGCGGGGTGGGCAGCTAAGGCAATCGGCTTCCACATATCGCAGTCTTCCTTGCGATCGATTCGCTGTGCACGCGTACACCAGTCCCGATTCCCTTGATCGATTACACAACCGTCCGGCGTCTGTCCCTCGTCGAGGTCGCAGTGACACCCATACGCCACCGGCTCTGCCACCGCTCCGGTAGTCAGCGCATCGACGGCTGGCTTCGGCGAGGGGGCGGCGTCGCAAACTTCGTCAAGCTGGCGCAACGCGGTTAGCAATTCATCGCGGGTCGCTTTGATGCCGGGATTGCCGCCCGCTGCCTCCCAAGCTTCCTGAATTGTTATCGTCTCTGCGGGTTGTTGCGGCGGCGGCGCATCGGCGGCTGGAGCTTCCGGCGAGGGGGCGACGGATAGTGCGGCGTCAATCTCTTTAACCAACTTCTTCAACGGAACAGTTGCAGCGGGTTCCTCGTGTTCAAAATAGCGGTTGCATAGCGCAGCTATTTCTCCGAGAAGTTCCTTACGAATTTTCTTCAGAGTAGATTTGCGCATCACGGCCCCCTCTGTCGGCGCAATGGCGTCAGTCGCTTCGGTAGTGGCGAGAGCGGCGCGGATTTGCTTTTGCGCGTGCAGCACACACTTCAGCGCTTCGCCCGTGCTGCTGCCGTCAAAATGTTCGATGGCTTCTTCCATCGCTTCTTCGTTCATGCTCAGGATGTACAGAGGGTCGATCAGCGCCTCTCGCTCTGCAATGGCCGCTGCGTCAGCGAGGGGGGTGGGAGTGGCGTTCACATGCGCACCGCAGACATTGCAATCCCATACCCCGTCAACCCATGCCGAATGTTCGCAAATATCTTCCATATCAAAATCTCCTTTTAATCTCGATCACATCAGCATCGTTCCACAATGGCGGAACGTTCTGGCGTGCGCTGTTAAACCGCATGAAGTAATGCCGGTAATCCACTGACCACTTGCCATCGCCCACGGACACGCCAACGACAGGCGCCACGTGCCAGCCAGTGGCCGACAGTGACAGGTTCTGAGGCGGCGCGTCGCTCACCGTCCAGCCCTGCACCTGTTCGCTCCACGTGGAGCGGTAGACATACGCGCCGGCTTCGAACCCGTACCGCAAGCCCGCGTACCAGCGGTACGGTTCGACAGTAAGCGAGACACCCAGCGCGCGGCCTGAACCGGTGAAGAGCGCCGTGTGGCGCGTGTTGCGCGCTGCGTAGTCGCTGTCCGACGTGTCGCACTGGCAGGAGGCTGACGCGCGGCCCAGGTTCACGTAGTCCGCGTGCCAGTCAACGCCCCAGGCGCCACGCGAGACGAGAGCGCCCGTGATGCCTACCGAGTACTCAGGCGCGATAGTCGTCAGGTCGTGTTGCATGCGCTGCTGGTACCAGCGCCCGTCCTCCGTCTCGTAAGACGTTAGGCCGGCTCCCGCTTCGTACTCAAACCACGAAGCGTGGGCAGCGACTGGCAGGGCAAGAAGCAGGAGAAGAAGTTTCATTTGTAGAAAAGCACCGAAAGAGCGATAGCGGTAAGCGCGCCTGATGCCCAGGCGATTGCGCCGATGTAGAACTTCCCGGTCTTCTGCTGAAAATATACCGCAGGCAGAAAACTCAGTCCAAAGGAAACAAGAAACAGAATGGTGTCTTTCATTTCAGTCTCGGTTTATCGGAAAGCCCTAACAGGAAGTCGGCGGACACGTTCAGCACTCGGCACAACTTCGTCAGCATCTCCCGGCTTGGATCGCGCTTGTCAAGACGCAAACCGGAAATGGTAGACGAACTAGTCCCCGTCGCGCGTGCCAGTGCGTTCGTTCGCATCTCCGCTCTGCTTTGCGCCTTCATCAGCCGCACCCCGAATGTGTCTTGCATTTTCAATCTCCTGAATCACTTCTGTCAGCACTTTCGCCATCGCACGGTTCCCCGTGCGGTCGTACCAGATAGCCGCGTCAAGCAATCTAACAAGCAAATCCCGTTTCATACGCAATCCTTATAGTGTTGGCACTTCGCGCACGCTTCAGCCAGATCCCCGCGTCGCAGTTCAGGAAGCGGTTTATGACGTTTGCGCTTGCCGATCAGCGCTGCCGACTTCTCGATCCTGCCTGCCAGTTCGCTGCTTGCCTTGCGCGTGCCGTACGACAGCTGGTAGAGAAGTGATAGCGACGTTTCCGCGTGCTCAGCTAACTCGCGCTTCTCGTCAATCGTCGATTCCTTCATCCATGATTTGAATTTGGCAATCGTCATTCAGGCTTCTCCGCAAGACCACGCCATTTCTTGTTATTCGGCGCCGAATAACATACGGAGCGCCAGAAGCCGTCACCATAAAACCAGTTTCGTCCGTTCCAGTAGTCGTATGCTTCATCGTCTGTGCACATACTGCCCCAGTCGCGTTCGTACCAACCTGCGCGAACCGGCTTCACGCTAGCCGGAAACCAATCTGTCTTTTTCATCAAATCCCCCTATCCTCAAATTCCTTCCTGTTACGACGTTCAAAGCGACGCGTCCATTCGTCGCGCTCTTTCTTCAGTAGTACTTCGCGGATCATGGCGAAGATGCACAGCATGCCAACTGCTGCGCATCCCACGATCAGACTGATTGATGTGTCGTCCATATTTCCTCCTGTCGTGAAAAGACTATAGCAAATGCGAAACAGCAATGCAAGTGCAAAATTGTCTTGACAGCGAAATTTTCCGCGACTAAATTACGAACCGCAGTCACCCACCAAAGGAGATACAAATGTCATTGGAAGAAGCGCTTAATCGCAATACCGAAATGCTGGAACGCTTGTGCTCAATCATGGGCGCTGTCCCGTT